ATCGTCTGTGGCGTGGGCGGTACCGGCTACCTCTCGGATACAGTCGGCACGGCGAAAAAGTATGGCGACCGCATTAACGATATCATCAGCCTGGCGCCCGACGTTGTGGTCGTGTTCGGTTCGCTGAACGATGGCTCCCCGTACACCCCAGCCAACACACAGGCTGCTGTGACAGCTTTCCACGCCCAGCTGTCCGCCGCGCTGCCGAACGCCCTCATTATCGTGATGGGAGTGCAGAAGGTGGGAAACGCGTCCGACTCGCTGGCGTCCCTGAACGACGCGGTGCGTAACGGCGTCGCGGCGGTCGGTGCACCGAACCTGTACTTCGTCGACATGTTCAGCCCGGCATGGGTGACGGGTACTGGCAAGTCGACGAGCCAAACCAACGACGGCAATGCAGACTGGATCACCGGTCCCGACGCCACGCACCCGACATGGGAAGGCTACAACTTCTACACCTATAAGACTGCCGATGCAATCCGCATTGCCGTCAAAACGCTGCTGGCACGACTATGACCTTCATCGTTGAAACCGGTGCTGGCCTGTCGAATGCCGAGAGCTACGCCAGCGTGGCGCAAGCTGACGCGTACCACGCAAAGCGACTGAATACCACCTGGGCGTCGCTCGATGCCCCAACCAAAGAGGGCCTGCTGATTAAGGCCACTGAGTACATGGTCGGCCAGTACCGCGATAACTGGAAGGGCCAGCGCACGAGCGCGACACAAGCGCTGGACTGGCCGCGCTATAACGTGCAGCTGCCGGATGTCGGCTTTGGCGCCGTGGACACGTATGTTCCCTGGAATGTCGTACCGGCCGAGGTGGTGAACGCGTGCTGCTGGCTGGCGCTGCAAGCGAACAGCGGCGAGCTGGCGCCGAACCTCGACCGCACCATCAAGCAGGACACCGTCGGGCCCATCACCACGATCTATTCGGATGGCGCGCCGGAGCGCCCGCGCTACACGGCGGTCGACAGCATGCTGGCCGCGTACCTGTGCGGCTCGCGCAACTCGGGAAGGTTGGTGCGCGGATGAACTGGCTGGGCCGAGACACGGTGCGCGCGCCGCACCTCTTGCTCTGCTTGTCCGAAAAGGAGTACCTGCGCGCAGCGAAGCATTGCGGGTTGGAGCAGCCGTCATCATGGCTCGGCGCCGCAGCAGCAGCCACGTGCCACACATGGGAGAAGGGCGGGAAGTTGATTTGCATCGTTTGCATTCGCCCACCCGGCGAAGGTGCCGACCCGATTCAAGTGGCGTGCTCGCTTGTTCACGAAGCTGTACACGTTTTTCAGGAGCTGTGCCAAAGCATCGGCGAAGCCAGTCCCTCGTCCGAATTTGAGGCGTATTCGATTGAACGTATAAGCGAGCAGCTGATGCGTGAGTTCCTGCGTCGAATGGAGGCTTCGTGACCGACTACCACGCCAAAGCAAAAAATGCTGACAAGACCTTTCGCCGCTCTGGCCAGCTGCTGACGCTGACCTTCAAGCAGCCTGGCACCTACGCCGGCGGCGCGGTCGTGCCCGGCACGCCCATCACCAAGCGCGCGTGGGGCATCGAAACCGGCGTGACCGCGCACGACCTGGGCGTCGGCACCATAAACGGCACGCTGATCAAGTCTGGCGACCGCAAGATCCTGATGTCGGCATTCGACGATACCGGCGCGGCGCTTCCGCAGATGAAGAACGATGACCTGGTGCTGGCTGGCGGCGTCACCTACGCGGTCAAGAACGTCGACAAGGTGGCTCCGGGCGGCGTGGTTGTCATGTGGCAGTTAGTGGGCCGGATCTGATGGCCTCGTTCTCGCTGCAGATTTCTGAATGGTGCAAGAAGGTCGGGGGCGACCTCGACACTGTGGTCCGATACTGCAGCATGGCTGTGGATGGGAAGCTGATGTACCGCTCGCCGGTGGGCGACCCGACGACATGGAAGGTCAACCCGAACAAGCCGAAGGTATTCGGCAAGTTCAGTGCGGCCGGGCCGAAGGCAAACTGGCAGTTGGGCTTCATGAGCAAGGGCGCGTCGACCTACCGCACGTCTGGCGCCGGCTACGTCGGCGGCCGCTTCCGTGGTGCCTGGATGGTGTCCATTGGCTCGCCGGACAACTCGCTGGGCACCGTGGTCGACCCGAGCGGAAATATCACGCTCGAGGCGCATAAGGCCATCATCGCTGCGGCGAAGGCCGGCGACGTTATTCATTTCCGAAACAATATGCCTTACGCGGTGCGTCTGGAGCAGGGCTGGTCGAAGCAGGCGCCGCTGGGCATCGTGGCCCTGACAGTCGTTGAGTGGCAGGTGATCGTTGACAACGTGGTCAACGGAATCCGCGCCGGTACCAGCGCCGAAGACTTCGCGCAAGGCTTTAAAACATACAGCCTATGAGCATTCCGAACATCCGAAACGCGCTGGAAGATGCGCTTGCCAGCCTCGCGCCGGAGATCGACATCGTGCACGAGAACGGCGAGCGCTACGAGCCGCAAGACGGCGTGCCGTACTGCGCGGCTTACCTGCTGGTGGCCGAGCCGAGCAACCCTGTGATGGGGCAGGCCTTCCACCGCGAAGCCGGCGTGTTCCAGGTCGACCTGCAGTATCCGCTGCTTTCCGGCACCTTGGACTGTGCGTTGCGCGCCGAGCAGATCCGCGCACTGTTCAAGCGCGGCGCTGTGTTCACCGACGGCGGCGTAGAAGTTCAGATCGACAAAACGCCCGAGATCGCGGCCGGTGCGCCGGAAGAGGGCCGCTGGCGGCAAATGTGCCGAATCCGCTGGCACGCAGACATCTTCGCCGCATAACCCCCGACCGCCGCAAGGCGGTTTTTCTTTTTGGCTCGCCATGTGCGGGCCATTTTTATTTCCGAGAGGCTTCACATGTCCGCTACTGCAAATGGTATCAATACCCTGCTGGTGCTCGCAAAGCAAACTGCCGAAGGCACCAAGGCGCTGGCCGGCGGCGGCCAGATCTACCCGAACGTAACATCGACCTTCGATACTGACGCCGATAAATACTCCAGCAATGAGAAAGATCCAAGTCAGCAGCAGGGCGACACCCGGCTGGGCAACTTCCGCACCAGCGGCGACTTGAAGGGCGAGGCGTCCTGCGGTACGTACGCCACACTCATGGCAGCGCTGATGCGCCGCGACTTCACCGCCGCCGGCGCGACGGCTGCTGCAACGACCATCGCAGCCGTGGCCGATGGCTTCACGCGCAGCGCAGGCTCCTTCCTCGCCGACGGACATCGCGCCGGGACCGTGGCGCGTGTGACTGGCTTCACGGCGCCTGCCACCGCCAATAACGCGCGTAATTTTTTCATCACCAACGTCACGGCGACGAAGCTGACCGGTCAGTATTTGGACGGCAGCCCGATTGTCGTCAAGGCGGCTGGTGACAGCGTCGCCATTGCCGCGCCTGGCAAGCGCACTTACACGCCACTGACGGGCCACACTACCGATTTCTTTACCGCAGAAATTCAACAGCCCGACGTCGCGGTGCACCGCACTTTCATCGATCAGCTGGTTAGTAAGATGGACATGGCAGTGCAGCCGAACGGCATGACTAGCTGCGACTTTACCTTCATGGGCAAGCGCGAAGATGCAACCACCGCATCTGCTTACTTTGGCACGCCGACGGCTGCTCCGAACACTGGCAAGTTCTCCGGCGCCACTGCACTACTGTCGGTGAACGGCATCCCTTCGCAAATCTGCACGGGCATGTCGATTTCGCTGGATGGCCAGGTCAAGATCGACCCCGTCATCGGGTCGAAGTACGCCACCGCAGCTTCGCGCGGCAAAGTGATTGGGACAGGTCAATTCACTGTCCTGATGCAAGACAGCGTCTACATCGACTACTTCAAGTCGGAGACCGAGGTATCGCTGGCATATGCAATGGCAGCAAGCAACCTGCCGCTCGCCGATGTGCTTGCACTGGCGATGGGCCGTATCAAGATCACCTCGGCGAAAGTCGACGACGGCGAGAAGAACAAGATCATCACTTGCCAGTTCGACATTCTGCGCTACAAGGGCAGTGATGCGCAGCACGAACTGACCACCTTGTCCATCCAAGACACCACCCTGTAACCCACGCCCGGCCACGCGCCGGGTTTCTCGTTTGGCGCAAGCCACCCCAGCACCGACCGGTCGCTGTCGCCTTCGCGGGCGCAGCGGCCGGCACGGGCACCTTACTACCCGCGAAAGGAAACACCATGAACACCGCTCAAACCATCGCCGCCGTAGGCTTTGATATCGCCAACCTGGCCGCTGCCGCCGTCGTCGCCAAAACCTTCAATGTCGACGTCCTGTTCGACGACGACGGCAACGCGACCGCCGGCTTCGTCATTGTCGGGAAGAACAGTAACGAGTACCAGGCCGAGAACCATGCGATCCGCGCCGAAGGCTACAAGAAATCCGCGATCCGTAAAACTGCCATCGACGTCAAGACCGACGAAGGATCCAGCAAGTTGGTGGACAACATCGACAGCAACGCAACGCGCCTGGCTCTGTCGGTGGTGACTGGTTGGTATGGCTTCACGAACAACGGCGAGCCCGTACCTTACACGAAGGAGCTGGGCCTGGCCGCGTTCAAGAAATTCCCGACCTGGGAAGATAAGGTGAATGCCGCCCTGGAGGTTGATGCTAATTTTTTGAAAGTCTCGTCGCCAGTCTCCTCGACTTCGCCGGCCACCAGTTCCAGCGACTAAGCAAGGCCGCCGACGGTAACGCGGTCGGCGACCACGTGGACGCCGCCAAGCGTCATCCGCTCTACAAAGAGGAGGAGGCGCCGGCCGCACCGGATCCGCCGGTCGAACTCGAATACCTGTGGAAACTGTTCCTGAAGCTCAGCCGGAAGCGGCAGAGCGGAATGGGGCCGCTACCCATCACCAGCGAAGAAGTGTTCATGTGGTGCGCTCGCAGGCGCATCTCATTCGAACCGTTCGAGCACGACATCATCGATCTGCTCGATGACCTGTACCTGTCGCACCAATACAAGAAGGACAAGTGATGCCTGATATCGCCAGCCTTGGTCTACAAATCGACACGTCGCAAGTGGTCGAGGGTAAGAAGGCGCTCGACCAATTCGCGGAATCGAGCGTGAAGGTTGACCAAGGTGCGCGTTCGCTCAATGGGCAAATGAACGACACCGCGAAGATCATGCGTGCGCAGGCCGCTGAGGCGCGCGCCACGGCCGCCGCGAACACCGCGCTTGGCACTTCGAGCAACGGCGCGACCATCGGCGCTCAGCTCTTCATCGAGAAACTGCAGGATCAGGTCGCGGTGTTGGGCATGAGTCGTTCGCAGCTTGCTGCCTATCAAGCAGCGCAACTCGGCGTCTCGAAAGAGGCTGAGGCATCCGTGGCCAAGCTCAAGGCCTACGAAGATGCGATCAAGGCCGCCGCCGACGCCAAGGCAGAAGCCGCGAAACAAGCCAACATCTTGACCGACTCTATCAAGTTTCTGGTAGCCGCCTATGGCGTGCTAAAGGTCGGAGAGTACATCAAGGATGCCGCGCTGCTGGCTGCCCGATACGAGACCTTGGGCGTGGTTACGGAAGTTGTGGGCCGCAATGCGGGCTATACCAAAGTCCAGATGGACACGGCTACCGACGCTATCGCGCGCCAAGGCATCACGATGATCGAGTCCCGCGAGTCCGCCACAAAGCTGGTGCAGGCGCACGTCGACCTGAAGAATGCAACTGCGCTGGCGCGTATCGCTCAGGACGCAGCTGTCATCGGCCATATCAACTCGTCCGAGGCGTTTGATCGTCTAGTCAACGGTATCTCTCGTGGCAACGTGCTGATCTTGCGAAACATCGGTATCAACGTAAGTATGGAGACCGCCTACCGCCAGATGGCGGACACGCTCGACAAGACCACGAAGGAGTTGACCGAGAACGAGCGAGTGCAGGCACGCCTGAATGCAGTCATCGAGCGCGGTGCTGATATTGCCGGCACCTATGAAGCAGCGATGGATACCGCCGGCAAGCAAATCACGTCGATGCAGCGCTATACCCAAGATCTAAAGACGGTCATTGGGGAGACGTTCAACGAGACGTTGACAATTGCCGTGATGGCGCTGACCGACGGTTTGAAGGATGCCAACAAAGAGGTGTCCGAACTTTCGAAGAATCAACAGCTGCACGAGTGGGG